TTTTATATTCCCATTAGATGTAGATGTATTTATTTCTCTTGCCTGTACATCTAAATCTCCTCCCAACTGCGGTGTAGTATCTCCCACAACATCTGATATTTGATCTACAAACTCTAGAGCATTGGCACTACTGTTTACTTTAACTGTCTTACCTGCTGCACTTGTAAAGTTTGCAGGTGTATCTCCAAGACCTACAAATGTTGTTGCACCTGCACTTGCAGAAATACCTGCTAGTTTTGTTTTTTCTGCATCAGTAAAAGCATTAGTGTTAGATTCTCCTTCATATAAACTTTTAATTTCTGCTCCTGTCTGATCTGCGGTAGCATTACTCTCTATTCCGTCTAGCTTACTATGGTCTGCGTTTGTAAAATTATTATCTGTTTGTGATGCAACAGTAAGGTCTATCGTGCCATCACTATCTTGATATGTAGCTGTTATTCCTGATTCTGTGTTACCAGAAAACATAGCACCAACTATATCTTGTATCTCTTCATCTGTTTGATCTGCGGTTGCTCCCTCCTCTATTCCTCCTAACTTGTCAATTATCTCTTGTTGAGCAAATAATATTTGGTCACTATTAGCATCAAGGTCTGCTTCTGTTAAAACACTACCATCTGAAAAATCTACCTTCTTAGCACTTATATCTGTATCTCTTTGAAACTTAATGGCTGCACCATTAGCAGGGGTGTTGCCACTTGTAAAGGTAACAGTAGAACCACTAATCGTATAATGGGTAGTGATGGTTTTAAGTACACCAGCAACAGTAACATCTATCTCACTATTAGCTAAAAAAGGAAATGATATTGCAAAAGCATTTGTACTTCCATTACCTGTATGGTTAGTTGATGATGCTGCGGTGTTAGTAGCCATGATTACCTTGTAAAGTAGTCTTTAAATGTTTGGTTTTGTTTTATACTCTCTCTATAGTTTAATGTATCGTCAAGTTTTTTCTTAATTGCATCTTGTACAAATGGTTGATCTTGGAAATCAAAGAAAAACTTTTGTTTTCCTAATTTTTTAAAATCACTAACTATATCTCTTACACCTTCTGTCTGACCAAAATCTATATCGCCTTCTAATACAAAATCTCTAAGTCTTGCAAAGTTACCTTCTAGTCTTATAACTTTATTTTCTCTTCTATATTTTTCTAACTCTTCCATGTGTGCCTGTATATGTGGTTGTTTAAAGTACAGTAGCAATGCTTCTTCTACATTCATATTGCCATACTTTTCGTAACCTGTAGAGCCTTCTGGAAATGTTGACTCATTTATATATCTTATTAACTGATCGTAATATGCTGATGGTAAACCTGCATCCCCTTCTTCTGTAAGACCTGTTTCAAAATTAGGTATTTCAAAAGCAGTAGTAGCATTTTTTATTGGTTTTGCTGGTACATAATTTAATATTTTAAAATTAGTAATTAATGGATTGTTTCTACTTGTAGAACTAACTACAAAATTAAATAAACTTAATCCTTCTTTATTAGAATATTTTGGTACTAATTCGTTTGTAATAAATTCTCTTTCGTATGGAAACTTTTTGAACCCATCTTTTGTTCTTCCTTCTATACGACCTGTTGTATATTCATCAAGTAATATTCTGAAGTTTCTAATAAATGTTGATTCATCAAATCTATTACTTATCATTCTTTGACTTCTTAATCTTTCATATTCTTTTTCAGAAATAATACCAAAATTTCTTTGTCCTAATTGTATGCCCTGCTTAACATCTTTTAAAACTCTAGGTTGTAAAGAAGTTAATATATTTCTTTGTATAAATGTAGGCATACGTTTTGGATCAGTTACAAACTTGAACATATCTTGTATGCCAAATAAGTTTGCTTTATTAAGACTTGATCTAATTCCATAATAAGCAAGCGAACTCATAAACTCACCAAAAGTTTGTTCTGGCATTTGTTGTGCCATTTGAAATAAGTTCATTTGATTTACAAAAATTTGTGATACTGGATCTAATTTTTGTATAGAAAAATAATCATATACAGGTTTACCATCCTCACCTATTACTGGTACACCATCTTTTTCTCTTAATATACCTATAGACTCATTTAACTCTCTACTCATACGTTGTAATTTAAGTTCATCCCTTTCAAATTGACTACCAAAATAATTAGCACCAGTACCATTAAATAAAAACTTAGGTGGATTTTCTGGATCATTCTTATTCCATCCCATCAATACTGCTGCAAATGCTGGTACTGCTAATAAGTTTCCTAATAATAATTGTCCTCTTGCTTGTCTTGCTACTAATGGATCTACACTACGAATTTCTTTTAATAACTCAGGCATAAGTAAATTAATAATTGGTGTTCTTCTCCATGCACGTTTTGTTATGTTTACTGGTGATCTAAGAAAAAGCATAAATCTCTTTGCTAATGGTGATGTAGAAGTAAAGCGATTCATAGAGTCAGCAAACTGTCCAACTATATAACCATCCCTAAACATAGGTTCTGTAAAGGTTTGTCGTTTAGAAAACTCTTTAGCACTTTGTATAGAAAAAGCTAAGTCATCATCTATTACACCTGTTTTTAATGCTTTATCTGTATGATCTAACAACAACTCTTGTGTCATCTGTAATCTATCTTTTACAAATTTTTGTAGTTCTGCACCAGTAAGACCTTGATTCATGCCATCCCTAAAAGCATGAAATGTAGTTGCACCATTTATAGCACCTGCTTGAAACATACCATCCATAGTAGTCATAGTCTTACTACCAGCCCTCATAGTGCCTTGTACTGCTTTGCTGTCTAACAATGCACCTACAGCTTCACCTAATGGTGTTTCACTAAACTCTATATCTGAAAAAGGTATTCTACCTTGTAACATTTGACCGCTAAATGCTCTTTCACTTACGTTTTCTAATTTTGTATTTCTTGGATTTAATACGTTCATATCATGTAACCATGATTGCTTTGCTACTTCTTCTATAAATTCTCTATCAGCAAATAATCCTGTAAACGCTGCTAGGTTTTCTTCAAACATACGTTTATCGCCTTTAAATAATTTCATAAGCATTACAGGATCAGCCATCATATCTGCACCAAAAAACAACGCTTCTAATGCGTTTGACGTAAAGTTAATAGTCATTGTTGTAGGATGCAGCAGCAGCAAATTAATACTTAAATCATTTAATGGATGCAGTATTTTGTCATTTAAAAGATTGACTAATAAACCTCTTTCAAATAACTTTTGTAGTTTTCTTGGATCTCCTTCTGCTCTGTTTAATGTGCCAAACAATCTATCAAGACGACTATAATCGCCTGTTTTCATAGCTTCTGTATGTGTTCTTGTTAATTGATCTTGGAAGTCACTAAAACGCTTAGAGTAATTTGCTTGTGAAAATACAACTTCTTCTTTTAGTTTTACTCTTAATGCAAACTTTTCTGCTGGTGATAATTTAGCCCATTCTTCTGGTGTTACTCCAATAGTATCAATCTGCAAAGCCTTTAGACCTTGACCTGTCTTACTACCTATAGGTACTGCTATTTCTATCCATTCATCTATTTCTTTCATGTTATCTAACACCTTTATCATATTTGCATCAACAAAACCGTAATCTTCATTTTTTATAGCCATCTTTAATTTCTTACTTAACTGTGTATTCTTATTTGCCATAAGAGTTATCTGTTCTGCTAATGCGTAGTTAAGTTCATCTAATGGTTCTATATCTAATATCTGAGCCATAGCCTGACCTCTAGCTTTTAGTTCTGCTGTATTAGCTAACAAAGCAATAGAATTTTCTATCATAGTTCTCATGCTTTTTACTTTGCCTAATGTGCCATCACGCTTAAGAGATTTTATTCTTGCTAATAAATAACTAAACTTTTCAAACTGTTTTCTTTGATGTGGCAAGTTTTTAAAGTCATCAGGGTCTATACTCCCTGCTTCCCTACTATTGTCACCACCTCTACCATCACCAGCCTGTCCACCTATACCTCTGCGATTTGGTCTATTCTTACCTCTCTTATATGTAATAAAATCAACCTTATTCATGTCGTCAAAATTACGATATTCCAAAGGTAGTTCTGATACTTTTGTTTGAAATCTACTGCTGTTAAAATCATTAAATATTTTTGTTGTCCTAGTATCACCAAACTTTGCTCTTACATTTGCCATTATCTCTCTAAAAAATTCTTGTACTTCTTGACCTAACCTTTTCCATGTACCTATCTCTGCATCAGGTAATCTTCCGTTAAATTCATAAAACTCATCAACCATAGTTTCTGCAAAGTATTCATCTATATTTGTGTATCTATAATTTTCGTTAGTAAATTTATTTGCTTCAAAATAATCATTAGCTAATTTCTTAAACAACTTACTATCATTAGCTTTTTGTAAATTGTTATTAGTTATCTCTCTATTTATTCTGCTTCTTACTAATCTCCTATAATTATCTGCGTCAAATCTTTTTGAACTAATTTTTTCTAATAAATCCTCTAGTTCTACTTTATTTACAAATTCTTTTTTATTAGCATCAAAATTTTGCAAGTATGTCTTTCTTTTTTTTGCAAATTCTTTTCTTAATTTTGCAACATCATTTGTAGGTAAATATCTTGATAATGTATGCCATAACTCATGTACATAAGTGCTTTTAAAATCACCCTCTTCAAATATCTTGCTGTTGATTTCTACTAATTTATTTTCAAAATTAAATCTACCAGCAGCACCAATCTTACTGTTAAGACTAAAAGCAACATCATTTAATCTACCGCTACCAATATTATCAAGAAAATTATTCAATATTTGTGCATCATTATCAGATAACTGCTGAAACTTAATAGCAGGGAATTTAACTTTATTGCCTGATGGAAAATCTGTAAAAGTAATCTCAGGTTGAAAAGTGTTTCTAAAATTAAGAAACTTAAGTCTTTGTTTTAAATAATCTTTACCACGATTACCTATAAGCCCTTGTCCAGAATCTAACTTTGTCTTAAAAGGTACTGCCTTCTCGTCAAACTTTTTAATATCTAGCAGTTGCTTAAGATTTTCTTCTGTCAGATTATTATTATCATCTAACTGTGCAATAGCTCTATTGATAGCGTTTAATCCGTCTATATCTTCTTCTGCAAGACTTTCTACAATAATGTCATTTCTTTTATATAACTGGTCTAGTTTTTGGTCTAAATCTAACTCATTCCATTTTACCTCGTCTAAATATTCATAGTTTATAAAAGGTGTAAAACCTCGTCTGTTTGCAAAACCTTCTGTAATTCTTGCTAATAGTTGTGGATTAGATTTTATACTTTTTAGACGTTGTATTGTACCGTCAACTAAAAACTCACCTAGTTCTAATACTTCACCTGCTGCATCTTTAAAACCTATCTTCCCTGCTCTATTAAGACCTCTTACACCTGAGTAACCAAACTGAAATGGCAAACCTTCTGCAAGTGCGACTTTTAATTTTGCTTGGATAAATCCTTCTTCTTTTGGATCTGTTGCGAGTAAGAATCTATAAAAAGCTGTATCTAATTGTGGTACTGCTTCTACTAATGGTTGAAATGCTTGAAAGAAATTATCTTCTTCTGCATCTAAAAATAACAAAGAACTAGCAATATCTTCACCTGCACCTATAGCTCTGTTATATAAAAAGTTTTTTGCATTTCTAAGATTAAAACCTTTAAGACTATAATCAACTTTTCTTACATCAAACTTACCCATTTTAGTAACAGGATTTAAACCACCAGTAGCAGTATTACCTACGTTTCTCATCAAGTTTCCACCAACAACAAACCTAGTCATTATGCTTGCTGTCTTAAATATGTTTTCGTTACCATTTTCGGGATCAACGTCTGTTAATTTTCTAGTAATACCGTCAATATCAAACAACTCATATTCTTTATATGGCAAGCCACCCATTTGCCTAAATAAATTTATACCACCCTCATGTAACTCATTTAGAGCCATAGGATATGCTGCAAGAAATCCTCTTACTACCTGTCCTACAGCGTTGTCAGCATTTTCTTCTGCAAACTTTAACTGATCTCGTCTAAACTTTAATGCTTTCTGTTTGTTGTTTGCTAACTTATTATTAAATTTATTTTGTAAACTAGAAGGTAGTATTTTAGATACACCTTTATATATTTTTTGATTAAACTGGTTGTCATAATTTAATTCATACTCTTTATATTTTTGTTCATAAAAATCTTCTTTCTCAGTTGTATCATCCATTTCAAAAGAACCTTCACCGTCTTTTACCGTAAATACACCTTTATCTAATTCATCTATAGATTGCAATAAATCTTGTGTTTGCTTTTCTCCTGTTACCTCAAGAGTACCTTCTGCTGGTATCTCATTACCATTATCCTCAAATAAATTACTTGGTGTTTGTGTCATTACTTACCTGTAAGTTGTTTACGAGCTAGTTGTAATTTTGCCTTTAATGATACTAAGTCTATATTAGCTTTGTTTCCAGCTTCGTCACCATCATAAAATCCTTTACCGTTTGCCATAGGTGCTGCTGCAAATTCTTTTGCTATATCTAATAATGCTGCATCTAAATCATCTGACTTGCCTAATATATAATCTCTTGCATCATATCTAATACTATTCATAATCCTCGCCCAGAATAATCTGTCTTGTACATCTACAGTAAACTTATCATTTACAGATAAACCAGCAACTTTCATAGACTCTTTTAATGGTTCTAACTGGAATTGATAAGCACCAGCAGCACCATATTTAGCGTTCTCTAAATCATTTATAACATCACCTAGCGTTGTACTATCTAACCCTTCTACAACACCTGACTTATAACCAAATGGCTTGCCATAATTTACAGCAGTATAGTTATTACTTGACTCACCACCTCTAATAATTGCAGCCAATCCACCGTAATCTGTAAATGGTTTTATATCACTTGATCTAAAATCAAATAATGTATTTACAGGGTTTACTGGTATTAATAATCTTTGATCTATATTTATAAGTGATGGATCTTTTATGTCATTTAGTTTGACAATATCATCAACATTTACGTTGTATTGTTCTGCTATATCAGATAAATTATCTCCTGACTTAACAATGTGTGTTAATGGTGCATCTTCTAATGTACCTGCTACTGCTGGTGTTGTACCTGTAATTGTATTTATAATATTATTTAGTACACTTGCTGGTCTTTGCTCTACTGGTAATGATCCTTGTAAATCATCTTTTTGATTCTTAAGTTTAGTGTTTGGTATTTTTATTTCTTCTTTTGT